TGTAAATCCATGCCCCACAGTATGCATCCTCTCCCTGTTGTTCAATCAGTTTGTTGACTCTTTGTTGCAGTTGTTTGAGAGTGTAGTTCATGATGAATCAGTTGTTTTTAATAACGTGAGCAGTTGCTAAACAATTCCACTTATCCCACATCAAATTGTATGAATCAGCAACCCTTTGTGCAATCTCTTCAGTATCATAAATGCCAATGGTAAAAGGGTCTTCTGAATGTTCATCAAGAGCAATAACCTTGTGAGTGAGAATCATCAGTTGTAAGGAAAGAAAGAAGATTTAGTGGAATCAGTTTCATAAGGAATGTCAAAATCCTCACCAAACATTTGATAGTAAAGTTCACTGAAGATTGCAAAATCATCAGGAGTTTCACTATTCCAGATTTTCAGAATCTCAGAATAAGTGTTCATGTTCATCACTCTCCATGGAAGGCAAAGTGTGCATCAACTACGAAATCAATGACTTCATCAGTTGCATTAACCTCATGACGATCACAGAACCAGTCAACACAATCACCAGCAGGTAACATAGTGTCAAACATAAAATCCTGTAGATCAGTCAGTGATTCAGTTGAGAAGAGTTTTGTTTTGTTCATGATGGTATCATTGCACAGAATCAGGGATTTAGCAATGGGGGGTTGTGCCACCTTGTCAACTGGTTTTTTCTGTGATCAGTTGAGATAAAGAAAAGAACCGTAAGGATCACAAATGTGAGGATTATCTGCCAACTGAGTGATCAGATAGCGTACACCTTTTGCAGGTGCTTTGTATGATGCTGGTTTGTAACATTCACCAGTATTCTTATCAACAAACATCCAGCAACTGCGTGTAGTATCTTCAACACCATCACGAATAAGTTGCTCCCAAACTTTAATATATTTGCGACCAATCTCCATCTCAAGTTGATGATAGACAGAACGATTGGACTCAATAGCATCAACTTTCCACTGATTATTGACAACTTCAATGAGTGCTTCAGTCAAGAATTGTGGTTTGGATTGTGTCAAAGTTGCAGTCATTTTTGGTTTCAAATGTTCAGTTTGCTTACAAAAAGTGGTGAAAGGTTGAATTGTTTGTTTAATAATGTCCATAAAAAATCAGCAGGCACATGCCATTGCAGAATTGAATAACTGAGGGAGCATAGATCCATCAGTTACTTTGTAACCATAACCCTCAATACGAGAGTCAATTTCATTCTGAAAATCTTTCTTGTTGATGTAACTCTTAGACTGAGTTTTGCCCATGAAAGTGACAGTTTTCAGCATCAGACGATTGTGAATCTCACCTGTTGCAAATTTGACAGGGTAGAAGTCAACAACCATGTTGCCATCCTTGGAAGTGAGTTGCATGTGGTGAAATCCCTTTGACTCTCTTAATATACATGATTTAGACCCCAATGGGGAAAATAGTGGACACTAAGTCAACTGGCACACCATTCCTTGTATAATACTTTCTCCATGCAATATGCTTGATCTTCCCTTACATCATCTCTTGTAATTCCTTGCTCATTTTGAACAACATGAACCAACTCATGTAGCAAGGTTGTAATATAATCTTTCTCATTCAGTTTGTTATGAATTTGAATGAATTGTTCTTCACCATTCTCTTCAGTAAATCCATAAGCATTGTCATCACTTAAGTCAGTATGAAAAACCTCTACATCACTCTCAATTTTATACTTGGATGTGAAAAATTCATAGACATCATTAGCAACATTTTTGTGAGTTGATTTACCAGATACAAAAAACATTTTATCCTCAGGGGTTATTGTTGTCTTCCTTCTTTTTTTCTACCCTAGGACCAACCCAAACCATTCCATTCTCTTTCCAATATGTGATAAATGCCCTACGAAGTTCAAGCAATTCATCATACTTTGATTGTTGCTCTTTTGTAAAGGTAAAATTCTGATCTTTATAAACTTTCTTCATTTGTGTTAGTTCATTCAGAACAGTTGAAGAATTGCTCATTAAATTTGCTCCTTTGTTGTTTTTTTGTATGATCAGACTGCAAGAGGTGTTGATGGAATATCAACAATCTCAGGTGCCCACTTATCACTAAACTGGTGCATATCATATGCTACCCACTCACCATTGCGAAAGATGTAAGAGTATTCTTCACCAATAGAGAAAAACTCTTCCATGTTTTTATCATAACGAGGAGGGCAATTCTCACCACGCTGAGAGTAATACTGAGGACCATATTCTTCAGTCTCTTCTTTCATTTGACCACCATACTCATTAACACCATCCCAACGCTCATTTGTCCAGGCAGATGACATATCACCACCATCAATAAGTTCTGCTACTTTCTCCTTTGTATTGTAGTGCGTCTTAAGAATCCTACCCAACCACTGAGGATAACCATCCCAATGATGATAAACAGAAAGAATAGAGTCATCTGAAAGTTGAATACCAATTCTTGAACGTGTTGCCATGAATGAGTGTGTTTCTTTGACTTTTATAGTATGGCAGGTTATGGAGTGGAAATCAAGTGGGGTTGTGCCACTTCCTCAACTGGTTGTTCAGTTGTCATTAGATTAGCACTGCACATTGTGAGAGATCCAATGATAATGAAAAAGAGATATTTGATTGGATAAGCAATGATTTTCATGAAAAACGTCCTTGGGTCATGTTAGCATGACTGAAAACAGTTCTATCAACCAGTTTCATCATTCCATAGTCATTACTGATAACAAACCCTTCACCTTTGCAACGCAAACCAGATGGCAAAAGAGTATCTGGAGCAGCATAGATGATAAGACTATCCATAAGATCTTCTTTCATTTCAATCACCATCTGATACAGATTCACCAGATAGATGCAACCAAGCACATCAAGAAGTGCCATGTCAGTGAGATCAATACCATCACGAATCATGGCATTGATTTCAATCTTTGCAGCAGATGCTTCTTTAGGTGTCATGAACTGCACCTTGTCTGTGTCTACATCACACATGTCAAATTCTGGTGCAATTCTATCAACAATAGGTTGCACCCATTTGATGATAGCAGTATCAGAAAATGTTTCTTTCAGAGGATGTGCCTCTGCCTCCCACATTTCACCTTTGATTGTATATTCAGTGTGAGGAGCAATGATAATTTTCTGCATCACTTTCTCCTTGAACACATACGTCAAGGTGTTAGGTTTGACAGACTGTTGACGTCCAAACCCCATCCAATCACCCTGATAAACTTTATCAGTTCTAGGGAGATATTTGAAACAATATGTAAGAATCTCAAACACATTCATTTGATGACCAAAGTGCTCAAAGATGTCATCAATGCTGTAGCATAGTTTGATTTTCTTTTTGTTAAATGCACTTTTGGTGCAAACAAAAAACTTACCATTGTTTGGATTAGTGCCCCACACAATAGCAGGAGCACCATCAATTTTCATGCTAATGTGAGAATCAGTGGCATACATTGCCCTGATAGCGTCAAGATCCCCAGTGAGAATGAGATCTTCAGGATGTTCCAGATGAGTGTTTTTCATGATTACAGTATTGCATAAAAAAAGGGGAGAGTCAACCCCCCTAGTGCCACTTAGCGATCTGTCACAGCATAAAATGCTTTATCAGTGATAGCATTTAAGACAAGAGAAATGTCTTTAATCAAAAAATTCATCTCATATTGATGAATCTTACAACGTGCCTTGAAATCTTCAAACAAGAGATCAAATGTGGCAGAATAGTCTTCACGTTCCATGATGATCTGGGGACGCTCAGTGATGTTCATACAGTGCTGATTGACTACCCTTAAAATATAGGGCATCAGGTGCCACATGTCAAGGGGTAGTGGACACTTAATCAACTGGTACATCGCCCCAGTTCTCCATCCACTCATCTAAAGTATAACCTTCACCAGTGCTAGTTTCTTCTACTAACTCTTCTAAAGTCATTTCTATCAAGTCCTCACGATATTCTTCAGGAGTTTGATCATCAGGATCAGGATCATCATGGCAGAGATATATCCACTCTGCCACAAGTGCATCAATAAGTTGTGCTTTGGTATAATTCATCGTCTGACCACACTATCAAGCATTTCACCCTTTTCAAAGACAGTATCAACAACATTCTGCAAACTGCGTTGAGTTGATACACCAACATTAGAATAAACAGGCACACAAAGCATACCATAAGTCTTAGATTTCTGTCCAATGCGAATCACACGTCCAATGGTTTGAGTCATCTCAATGGCATCCATGTTTCTCATGAAAACAACACCTTCCAACTCACTTACATTGATACCCTCAGACAGAATTGACCTATGCAGAACAACAAACTTTTTGTCAGGATCTTTGCCCCACTTGTTCAGTGTGTCAAAGAATTTGTCCCTATTGACTTTCTTTCCATCAATAACTGCACCAGTCTTGGCAGTAATATAGAGATAAGAATATCCCCTCTCAGAGAGTTGATATGCGAAATCTGTCTGGAAAAGTGTAGTCAACTGCTTTGCAGTCTTAACACAAACAAGGATCTTTTTTAGACCCATGTCATCAATAGAGGTCAACACATTCTGACAATCAATGAGAGGAGTACATGCTTTTACAGGATGTTTGTCCATATCAATGATCTTCACTTTAGGTGGCAGGATGTAACCACCCTCCACCAGTTCAGGTGCAGAAACCCTGGCAATCACCTCACCATAAGTCTCAACCCAGTTCATGCCTGGTTTAGCATTAGTGACAGATGTTTTCCTGGTTGCAGTGAAGAAGAAAGCACGATCTGCTTTCTTAGAGAGTGCCTCAGTGGGACCATAGAAGTGACGCTGAACACTGTTATGTGCCTCATCAAAGTACACAGTATCAATGTCAATACCAGACTCTACAATGCGATGCAGACTATGATATGTGGTGAAGATCAAACTATGAACACCGCCAAGTTTGCACATTTCATTGGCAAGTTTGATGCGTTCAGGTTTAGTGGTGCTGAAATGTTTGGTGTCACCACTGTGAACGTGAATCGCATTTGCATTATCAATGTGCTCAAGAAAGTCAGCACAGAGTTGATTAGCAAGCAACAATCTAGGTGCTACAACAACAATGGTCCTAGATTGTTTCACCTCAAAACGATACATTGCATCTTTGA